ACTTGATGGAGGCGCCAACTTCAGAGAAGTAGCGCTAATACGTTGAGCGGCGTAACAACTTTAGTTGGGTCGGCTGCGGAGCCGACGAATCGCGCCAAGGTCGATACGACATTTCGCATAATGTATAGACCGTGGGCTTATCAAAGCCCGCGACGGCGGCCTGAGCCTTGTGGGGCAGGGCGAAACCAACGGCCAAACATAGGGCCATCGCAGTTGCAGCCAGCTTGCGCCAGACCGCCTTCTCCTCTCGGCTGACGGCACGCGCCTCCCCAACTATGCCCAGGACACGGGCAAGCGGCAGGCCGGTCAGCCCTGCCAAAGTTGCGCACATCACCGTATCGGGCAGCGAATAGCCCGATTTCCAGTTGGCGATTGTTCCGCGCGATACACCGAGCTGCCGCGCGAATTCCGCGTCACTACTGACGTTTAGCGCTTTTCTCGCCGCGTCGATGAGGTCTGTAACCGTCTGCATCGTTCAACCCTGTTGACACTCCTGTTCAACCCCTTTATACATTGCTCCGCGTTCAACGGCGTTGAGCGCCCCGCCACCGGCACCCCAAGGCCGCTGGCGGGTTCCCTTGGGGCAGGGGCTTGGGGAGGGGTAGGGCACATGGATGCACTTGTCACCGCCGCGCTGTTGGGTTCCGTCGCAGCCGTCTCGTTTGGGTTCGTAAAACTGGTTTCGTGGTGCGCCGGTCGGGTAGGGGAGTCATCCCGCCGTGCTGCACACGAAGCCGCCTTCGTAGCCCAGGCACGCGCCGAACTGGCCGCAACCGGCTGGACCCCGAGTGACGAAACGCTCTATCAGGCCGAAATTGCCGCCACCAAGCGCGGCGATCTGCTGGCCGCTGCTCGCTACGCCGAAGAGCAGGAGCGCGCCGCATGAGCAGGTTCCCCTCATTCGCCGAACTGGCGGAGTTCGATATGGGTCTTGCGGGGTGCGCCGCGCTCATCGCCGTTTGGCTGGGAGTGGCATTGCTCTCCATCGTGATCGAGCAAGCATGGCTGGGGCTTCGTCGCCTTTCGAAGCTCGGCAAGGACCGCTCCAATGGCCGGTGATCGCTTCGTTATTTCCCTGATGAATCGGCAGTGCGGGGCAATGCTTGCCCAAGTTCTTGCAACCCTCGAATCGACCGGGCAGTCACTTCCGCGACCATCGCGCGCAACGCGTTGTTTGCAGGGTCATCCCCGGGCGGCATCTTCGCCATCCGGTCAAGTAATTGAAGCGCGGCATCGCTTTGCTCTGGGGAGGCCAACAGCATGAACAGCATCGCGTTGGTGGTTGCGAGTCCGTCGATTGCGGCTCCGATGTTCTCAATGCTTGCGGCGGGTGGCTTTGCCATTCCTGCGTCCTCTGTGGTCAGTGTTCGCATCGTACAGGAGGCTTCCTATGGCCGTTGATCGCGCTCGCTTCCGGATGGCCGTCGAGGGCGGAGCAGGGGGCTTTTCCCCGCTTTCGCCCGGTGAAAAGGGGCAGCGGGCGGCGGCGGAGATTGGCCCGGGGAGTAACACGGGCCAAAAGGGTCAGCAGGACGCAATCATCGACTACCTGACCATTGTGGTCCCGCTCTCCGCCCTTGAAGAAGTGAACTGCAAGAAACTGGACCTCTTGCTGTACCGCATCTTCGGCTTCCGTGGCGAGGTTGTTGCCGGTGCGATTCGTGAGAAGAACTGGAACTTCTACGAGCAGTCGGCGGTGTTGATCGACCGGGAGAATGAGGTGGTCGGCCGCGTCGGTATCGGCGGCAAGAAGAGCACCGTGTGCCTCAGCCTCACCGGCATGGGGTGCAAATGGATTCGTGACTGGCCGCGCGTCTACAAGCAGTGCTCCATGCTCGACGCCAAGATTACCCGCGTTGACTGCGCACACGACGACTACGAAGGCGAACGCCTGGACGTGCATGCGCTCCGCGAGGTTGCTGCTCAGGGCGGCTTTACCGAAGGCGGTTGCCCGCCGCGTCACCGCTTCATTTCCGATGAAGGCCACAACACCGGCTGCACTCTGTACGTCGGCGGCAAAGGCCACAAGGAACTGTGCGTGTACGAGAAGGGCAAGGCCGAGGGCCTGCCGTCCTCGCGCTGGGTGCGTGCGGAAGTGCGCCTGTACGGCAAGCACATGGAAATCCCATTGGATGTGCTGTTGAACCCCGGCGCATATCTGCGCGGCTCATACAGCGCCTTGCAGAACCTCATTACGGGCGTGTGCACTCGACTGCGCACGCTGCAAAAGCAAGTGGAAACCTCTGTCGAAGCCGGTATCGAGTGGGCGCATCGACAGGTAGGGCCTTTCCTCAACGTCCTTCGCGGAGCGCTCGGCGATTCATGGGCCGACTTCGCAGAGAGCCGCATCCTCCGTGACGGTCACCCCGGACGGTTTCGCGGTATTGCCAAGGGTGAACCACTCCATCGCTATGTGAGAGAAGAACTATGCCTATCTGCCGCGTGAAGTCCGCTGCCGTCGAAGAGCGGCACAACAGCAAGACCAACACCATCAATCGTTCCCAGACCGCTGGCCTCGACCTGGGCAACGGCTTCGAACTGCCATTCCGCGTCGGCCTCGGCCAGCGTCCGCCGTACCCGGCTGGCGAGTACGACATTGATCCGCAGTCCTTCGGACTGAGCGACTACGGCGATCTTGTGCTGAAGCGTTACGTGGACCTCGTTCCGCTGCAGGCCAAGGCCGCCCCCGTTCCGGCGAAGGTCTAAACCATGTCCGATCCGGCGCCCCTCTACGTGGTCGGTTGTGTTGCTGAGAACGTGCAGCAGGACGGCACGTGTTCGGTACCGGTCTGGATGCCATACCACCAGCCAGTGTTGCCACCCCTGACATTGGCTGATGGAACCCTTGTCGCGTTCTCCATCGTTGGAGTTTGGGCAATCGGGTTGAAAGCGCGTCTCGTATTCCGCGCGGCGCGCATAGGGGTCTACTGATGACGAGGAAAATCACAATGAAGTACATGAACGCTGCTCGCCGCTTCTGCGCCTCGATCGCTGCCAAGATCGGCGCCGGCACCACTGCGCTGGTTGCTTCGGGTGCCGCACTGGCCTCGGGTTCGAGCTCCCCGGGTGCCGCCATCGCTGGCGAAATGGCCGGTGGCAAGGCCGATATCGGCGTGGTGATCGGTGCCTGTGCCGTGCTGATCGGCCTGATCCTGGTGTGGGCGTACACCCGCAAGGCCGCCAAGTAATCGGGCCGATGCTGAAACCGGGGGCGCACGGCAACGTTCGCCCCCTTTTCTTTGGGGGAACTGATATGGGCTATTTCATCATTGTCGGCATTTGTGGTGCGTGCTGGCTTGCCTTCGAGGGCTTGTGATGCGGTCACTAATCTTCGCGGCGGCACTCTACGTGGCAGCTTCGTTGGCGGTGCCTACGAATGCTGCTGCGCAAAGTGCACAGCAGTGCGCCAGGACTAGTGATGATTGCACGCAGGGCAAGGCGTACTCGGTTTGCATGTCCGAGCTATCGGCTTATGTGGCTGTCCGCAAGGACTTCGAGAATCGGGATTTGAAGTGTGTCGCGGTTACTGGAAATGGATTCAGTTCGCGTTTTCAGTATCGGTCTTCCGCAACCGCGGCTTGGATGTCTGGCACGTATCGCACGTACTACTGGACGCGCGGGTGTGCGACGGAGCCGAGCAAGGTTACACCCTTCTTTCCGCCATCTGGTTCGCTGCGATGCATTGATGGCTGTGAGGTTTCATATCGTGACAACGGCGACGACACCACCACGTATTCGCCTACGGGAAAGACGTGCGATAAGAAGCCGGATTGCGGCGCTCAAGGCAAGAACATGGTTTGGAACGCCATGTTGGGGGTCTGTCAGCCGGTTGAGCCCGAATGCCCGGAAGGCAAGGTAAAAGTGGGTAACGCGTGCGCCAACGAAGAGCCGTGCCCCGATGGCATGGCGCTTGTGGCTGGGGCTTGCAAGAAGAAGGATGAAGAGTGCCCAGCTGGCATGATTCGCAGCCCTTCTGGACAGTGCATTCCCGGGGACGGCCAATGCGCCAAGGGCGAGGTGCGTGGCCCAGACGGGACTTGCAAGAGGGACAAGGACAATGACGGTCAGCCGGATACGGATGACCCCGAGAGCTTCTCAGGTGGTGATACCTGCGATTCGCCACCGTCCTGTAGCGGTTCACCAATCATGTGCGGGCAGGCGCGCATTCAATGGCGGATTGACTGCAATACCCGCCGCAACAACAACATCAGTGGTGGTCAGTGTACGCAGGCCGGTATGCCGACGTGCACAGGTGAGAAGTGCAATGCCATGGAGTACACCCAACTTCTGATGCAGTGGCGATCTGCATGTGCCGTGGAGAAGCTTGCTGCCAAGCAAGACACACCAGGTCAAGGCGGCACTCAAGGTGATGCAAATGGCAACGGCGTAGCCGATGTGCTCGAGGGCAGGGGAGACGTTACGCCCATCGGCGATGGCGCGGCGGACATCGCTAGTGCCAAGAAGTGGGGAATTCCTCTTTCAACCGACAATCTCGACACAAGCAACATGTTCGGTGGTGGTGGGTCATGCCCGCAACCGCCGTCGATCACGATCATGGGCAAGACGGTGAGCGCTGGTGACGTTCCATACTTCTGCCGAATTGCAGCGATTCTGCGCGGGTTGATCCTCATCTTTGGTGCATACACGGCAATTCGAATTCTGATGGGAGCGGTCTTCTAATGGGCATGGTTTCTGACTGGATCACCGATGGCATTTCGTCTTTGCTTGGCAAGACCAAGGAAGCGGCAGCAGGAATGCTGGGCAAACTTCTGGCGACTTTCGGGCTGACTACCGTCACCTTCAATGCACTGCTGCCCAAGCTCAAAGAATTCGTCATGCAGTTCATTGGCGGTATCGATGGGCAGGCCTACGAGATGCTGTCCTATCTTGGGGTCGGAACGTGCTTCTCAATGATCTTTTCCGCCCTGACGGTGCGCATGGCATGGAAAATCTTCATCGTGCCTAAGTCAGTTGCCGATGGGCTGGGGACGGGCTCATGATCTATTGGTATACGGGCCAGCCTGGACACGGCAAGACACTTCACGGCATCGAGCGGCTTCTTGAATTCAAGGATCAGGGACGAATTGTCTACGCCTGCAACATCCGTGACTTCGACTACGCCAAAACCGGCGTTTTGGAAATGACGCCGGAACAGTTCAGGGACTGGCCGAATTTCTTGCCTGATGGTGCAGTTGCGCTGGTTGATGAGGCCTATGAACACGGCATGCTGCCCAAGCGTCCGACAGGCTCCAAGGTCCCGCATCACGTTGAACAGCTGGCGAAGCACCGCCACAAGGGTCTGGATTTCATCTTCATCAGCCAGTCGCCGGATAAGCAGTGCGATCAGTTCGTGCATGATCTGATTGAGCGCCACGTACATGTGCGCCGCCGCTTCGGCACGAAGTTTGTCGATCTTCGCGAGTTCGACAAGTTTGAGGCTCGGGCAGAGAAAGCAACGCCGCTGGTCACGAAGCGGCGCACACTGCCCAAGCGTCCTATGGGCATGTACAAGTCCACTGAGCTGGACACCACAGAGCGGCGCATTCCTTGGTACGTCATTGCGTTGCCGATTCTGGCCGTTGCCGCCGTCCTTATGATGTATTTCGCGTTCGGGCGCATGGATAAGCGAATGAACGGCGGAGACAGCCCCGCAGTCGGCGGTACTGCTCAAGCGGCTACACCGCACGACGGAGCACCTGCGACGGCGGGCGGTGCTGCCGCGCCGAGCCCGGCACAGCCACTCAAGGACTACGTCGACAAGTTCCTCCCGCGCATCCCATCACAACCGTGGAGCGCACCTGTCTATGACGGCGCACTCAGCCTGCCGGCCGAGCCGCCGCGCATCTTCTGTATGTCGTCGCTCGGTGGGGAGAACGGTCTAGGTCAACTGGACAATCCCAGCTGCACGTGCGTAACAGAGCAGGGGACGCGGTACGAACTGGCGGATGAGCCAACGTGTCGCATGGTTGCGCGAAGTGGGCAATACGAGCCCTATTTGCCGAAGCGTGAAGATCGGCTCGTTGATGGGCAGACGCAGATAAATCGCGGCATGCAGGAAATCAATCAGCGTCAGATCGAGGGCGCGTACATTGCCCGCAGCCAGCGAGCTATGGGTAGCTTTCCAGAGTCTCCACCGATAAGCACAAGCAGTTACATGACGACACCGCCTGGGGAGAATCGGCTATGACCAGTGGCGGACGTGAATTGCTCAAGTGGATGGCGCTGGTGTTGATGACCGGCGACCACGTTGTGACAGTGCTGAATCTTGGCTATGTGCCCGTGGTGTCGGAGCTTGGCCGTGTAGCGTTTCCGGTCTTCGCGTTGGTGATGGCGTTCAATCTTGCTCAGCCGGGCGCAGACGCAGCTAAGTCGGCCCGGCGTCTGGCGGCTTGGGGTATTGCGGCAACGCCCGTGGCTGTCCTGGCATTCGGCCAGTTGCTGCCGCTGAATGTCCTACTGACGTTCGCTGTGTCCGCTGTTTGTGTATGGGCTATTGAATGCCGGTATTGGCTGCTGGTCGTGCTTCTCGCGGTCATCGCCCCGGCGTGGCTGGACTACGCGTGGCCGGGCGTGTGGCTTGTTCTCGCTGGATGGCGTTGGTACAGGGGGCAGGGTGGTCAACCGTGGCTGGTGTGGGGCTGCATGGGCCTGTTGTGCGCCTATAACGGCAATGCGTGGGCTTTGCTCGCCATTCCGGCGCTGCGGCTCGGCCACTTCAACGTTGCTTTGCCGCGTTCCGGCAAGGTCTTCTATGGCTACTACGTAGGCCACCTTGCCGCGATGGTGGCGCTGGCGGGACTAGGGACATGAGCCGGACTGCACCCAGCCGTTCTCCACGCGCCTCAAGCGCGTATCGCCGACGCATCGTTCATTCGGGCCTAGTGGCGGCGGTCGGTGCACGCGCTCATACTCTGCGGCCCGTTGCGCTTCTTCTCGGCGCTTCTCTGCCGCAATTTTCGCAAAGCCCATTGGGTCAGGGTCGTTGGCGATCTTGTTGAGATCATCGATCGCTTTGTTTAGCTGGACCTCTTGTTGCTTCTGGACGGCATAGCCCAGCGAGCCCAGGACTGTGCAGGTTGCGAGTCCGCAGGCGCTCATTCCAAGAAACACACCCAGGGCAACCTTCCATACCAAGCCGGTGCCGCTACCTGAAGTTTGGCTTCGAACAGGTCGATTGCGATTGCCGCGGAACTGCACGTCCTGCAGATCGGGCACGCTGAAGGTTGGTTCATGTCGTTCGCGGTCCATACGGCTCCCCAAGGCATCCTTCGCGCATTCTAGCCGGGGTGTAGGGGCGGCGCCCCTACGGAAGCGCCTCACACGCGCTGGCGAGGCTGAGGCCCTTGTTCATGAAGAGCTGCACGCGGTGGCTCGGCGTCAGGGCCAGCCATCACCACCGGCAACCGCTGTTTGCGCCGGCTCACCACGTCCCGCAGATTGACGACAGTGGCGGGATGATGGCGAATGCCGGCGCCGCGATTACTCACATTTCTGGAACTGTCGATCGACGGCGCCGAGCGTGCAGCTTCCATCATCCGGCGCCATTCCTGCGCTTGGCAGGCGGTGAGCGACAGCCAGGCGAGATCCTCGGGCAGCAGTTCGCGGCCCTCGGGCGTAATCAGGCGGTCGCCCAGGAAAGAAAAACCGGCCCAAGGGCCGGTCAAGTCGATACGGTGGTGCGGGTCGAACTCAATCATGCCGCGATCTCATCCTTGGCCGGGGTTCCGGGTCGCAGGCAAGAGCCGAGCCAGAGGCCCAGCCATTGCCATGCGGAGGATACGAACGCTGCGGCAGCCCGATACAGCATTTCGCATAATGTATATTATGTTTCCATAGGACTGGGCCGAACCAGTGGGTTGGCAGCCACCACTTCAGCTTTGTGTCTCCTCAAGACCTCTCTGAGAAGCCTCTGCGTAGGACGACCTTCAGCGCCATCTCTTAC